AAAGGAGGAGATATCTGCCGAGGTCGTCCTAAGACCAGCATCACCACAGAACCTAAAAAAAGGTAGGATAACAAAGAAGATTGCACGTTCTGCTACTAAAGCTTTTAATATTGTGTGGTCAGGGTGAGCCTCCCAAGCATCTCTCAGCTTAAGAGCCTCATCTTCTGACTGTGAATCAACACCCAGGGCATTAGTTATGTAACCCAGGGCTTGATCATGTTTTATTTCATCTTTTACGTTTGATTCTAAAAGTATTCGTGCAGAGTCGGGAACATCTTTCTCAAGTGATTCTGTAACCCACTCGCCAACTGGTAGCTCCATATGCCGTATTGCAAGAGCACGGTAGATGGCTTCTTCTGCACCATCCTTAAGCTTACCAGCTGTGGTTTGGACTGGTGTCCAAGTTCTCTTTCTATTGAGTAATTTTGCATAAGGGTCTTTCATTATTCTTGGCAATCGCAATTAACTTCTTCTTTATTTAAAATGTCTTGCAAGTAATCATCAACATCTCCATCATCTAAAGCAGCATATGCATCTGTTTTATCTTGGACGTTACCCATAACTTGCAAAGAGTAGTAAAGGGAGGTTTGAGGGGAAAGTAACCACTCTTCCACGAAGTTTCTGTCGTATGTAACAACATCACTCCAGCTATTAAATGAATAGCCGTGAAGAAGTCCCGTGTTATCTAATAATCTTACGATGCCATCAGCGACGCTTGTATATGCGTCCCAACCGACTTCGCTGGCAATTTCTACATTACCATAATCATAATGTTCTACTCCAAATGTACCGCTGTCTCTGTCCACAGAACGGCCTATAGGAGGTGCAATTTCAGGTGTAGATGTAAATCCATCTAAGTCCTTGCTTCTGTACGAACAAGAGGCTGTGGGAGCTATTGCAAAGGCTCTTACCATCTTATGTTCACGTGCTATTTCAGCAGCTAACTCTATACCTTTTTCTAATTGTTGTACAATAGCATCTGCTACTGTCTCAACCATCTCATCATTAAGTCTTTTAGCTAATGCTACACCGAATTGCTTATAAGTTACCTTATATTTTCTTAGTAGATTTGCTAAACCTAGCATACCTAAACCGACTTGCCTGTCGTCAGTAGCTGGCAAGTATTCTCCAGTTGCTCCAACACCTGTCCTACTATGGAGCTCGCACAATTCGAGCATACCTTCAGTGAAACCCGTTGCGATGTCATCGATTGTACAGGCTGAGAGATTGACATGCTGTAACAAGCAAGTTCCACGTGAGGGCAAGTAAACCTCAAGACAGACGTTACCATAGATTCGTTTTCCATGTTCATATTTTATTTTGTTAAGCCAAATGTCTCCACTTTTGATTCCGTGAAGGAGGGCGTCTTTAACTCTGGCGTCTGTGGAATTCCAGAGTCCTGTATCAAGGTCGACGCATCTTTTAATCCAGGGAGCTTCGGAACGGGGAAGCTGCACGAACTCAAGAATATCGGGGTGATTAATGTCCATATGAACCACAATTGCGCCGTTCTTGTAGACCCCACCTCTGCGTAATGTTTCATTTAAAGTTGAATAAATTTTAGCAAATGAAACAGGTCCACTAGCAGTTAATCCTCTTCCATTTTCGTGTCCTTTAGGACGTAATTTAGATAGGTGTATTGCACACCCTGCCCCATGTCTTAATGCATGTGAAGCGAATCTCCAGCTAGCCTCTATGCCTTCTGGACCTGTCATGGAGTCTTCGACTACGAAAACCGTGCATGACACTGGAAGTCTTGATTCTGGGTTATCCAACCATGATTGGACCCGACCAGTGCGGGAGATAAGTTCTGCGGTCATTTCAAACTAAGTCTGTTAAAGTTGGTGGTTTGTAATTTGGTCCTTTAAGAACCTTTCCGTCGTCTCTATATATAGGTTTACCATCATCATCTAATTTAGACATATTACTTAAATGTACTCTATTCAATGCCTCATCTAAGTCCCAACCCATATTAGTAGCATATTGATAAGCTACATATACTAAGTCAGCTAATTCTTTTAAAGCTTCAGCTGGAAATACAGGGTTATTCCTGAATAACATTCCTTCAGCATCAAGGAACTCTTTAAATTCCTCTACGATCAGATTCTTCTGATAAGAACGCTTCTTTAAGTCCCGTGAGTTCTGGAGATTGTATCTCGTACGGAATTCCTTGGCTTGATCTGAAATAAACGTCTTTGACATGGTGGAGTTCGTTTTCTAAGTAGTGGATTGCTTTTTCTAAGTCTTCAATTTTACTATCTTTGTAACCTGCACGGCAAATATATTTGATTGCATTTCCTAAATGGAAATTTAATCCCTGTTCTCTAATAAAATCCCAAACATCGGTAGTACCTCGTTGGTAATACGCTGGTCCTTTGGCCATTTTGCTAATAAATTTGTGATGGAATTAATCAATACAAAGTTTTGTCTTTGTAAAGCTAAGAAGATAGTTATTATATCTTCTTTTTTTGTTTCATCTTTAGGTAAAGCTATTTCTAGCTGCCTCATTTTGAATTCTTGTTCAACTGTTAACTTTGTAATCGGTGGTGGGGGTCCAGAAGATTGGTTCTTTTTTCTTAAAGTCATAATCATCAGCAGTTAATATACGAGCAAGTCTAGCATTAACTAGTGCTTCCTCTTCAGTTAAGTTTTTATCATCGAACGCTTTTAATACAGTTTTCCAACTGTAACCATTCTCTTCAAATAAAGAAGTAGCTCGTTTAACGCCGATTCCTGGTACTCCTCCATATCCATCAGTTTGATCTCCAGCTAAAGATTGTACTAAATGCCACTTAGCACCTTCTTCTTTACTGACTGTGAATACTTCATCAAAGTTATATAATTTTCCAGGTATCTGTCTCATATCTTTATCAGGAGATACAATACAATTACCAGTAAATTTTGTAGCATAAATGCCCATGGCATCATCTGCTTCAAGAGTAGGTTTGATGATAACCTTATATTTTTCTTTTAACGCATTAATAACACGTTTATATCCGCAAGGTTTCTTACGGTTTCTATGTCCTTTATAGGACTTTTCAATTTGTTTTCTAAAATTTTTACTGTCTGAAAAGAACAATATTATATCGGAGAATTGCCCAAAATTGTTTTGGATCTTGGTAAGTTCTCGTTCTGTAGCACGGTATGCATCGTCAAAGTTACTGGTAACAAGAATAACATCGTCGCCAAAATCAACTTCAGATTCTGCTGCAGCACACGCTTTATAGACGATAAAATCGGCATCAATTAATAGTTTCATACATTAGTGAACATCTGCCCAAGTAGAACCTGATTTAGATTCTGCTGCTATAGGGCATCTTAGTTTGTAATACTCACCAGCCTGTACTGCAGATAATTCAAGTAAGAACTTGAGATCTTCTACATCTTCTTCTTTACATTCAAATTGTAGTTCATCATGAACGAATGCAAGTTGTTTAGCAGTTGGTGGTAAATTTTCATGGGTTAATAGCATCCATTTTTTTGCTAGTATAGCTGATGATCCTTGGATAAGATAGTTTAAAGACTTGTGTTTTGAATCAACAAGTATCTTACGAGTATCTATACCACGGACAAAACCTTTCTCACTAGCTTTGTGTACTCCTTCCAAGAGTTTATCAAGACCTGGTATGGCATCGATATAAGCCTTACGGATCTCTTTGCCTTTCTTTTTAGCCTTATCTGGGGATAGTTGTTTATCATATGACATACCTAGTTTTTGGTCTCCAGCTCCATACAAGAATGCATAGGAAATTGTCTTGACCAATTTTCGAGAGACGCCAATCTTATTAGCATTTTCTTGGTGTATGTCACCATGCAGTAACACTTCTGCGTACCTACCTCCATCCCATCGTGCAAGATAATGGGCAAGCATCCGTAACTCCACACCAGCAAGATCACACCCAACCATGGATAGATTAGGCGATGCAGTAAAGAGTCTTCTAAATCGTTCATCACTTGGCACTTGAGCTAAATTTGGAGATCGATGATGACATCTAAAAGTAGCAGTACCTACTGCACAATGGTGATGTATCCTAGACTTCGTAACAAGCTTCTGCCATGCGTTCACGCCTTCTGATATCATCCCAAGCTTTTTGGTCAGATCCAGTAGTGTCAGAAATTGTAGAGCAATATCCGTCCCAATGTCTTTTAATACGGTCTCGTCTATAACCGCCTTCCCTGAATTCGTCAGTAAGGATGGTTGCCAGTCGTAATGTGTGGAAAGTATCCATGCAATATGATCTCGTGAGGTGGGGTTTAAGTCCTTGAGTTTGGTAAACGTAGCACCAGCGTGAAAGCCTCTGGTCCTATTATTTCGTTTAGGAGTAAATAGTGGTCCGCTAACGAAAGGGTGCCTGTTGCGTAGTAGTTGACTAGTTTCTTCATACTCTCGTCTGAGAGCAGATTCAAGTTCCCGTGCAGCTTGCTCATCAAAATACCATCCATGTTGCTCCTGTTGTGTAAGAATCTGTGCTACCTGATGTTCTAACGAGATCCATTCAGGTATGGGAGGAAGTGATTCCATAGTTTTGTAGTTACGTTAACATCTTGGACGCAATAGTCTTGCATCTCTTGACTCCATTCTTTCCAGTCTGTAGTTTTAGAGAAGTTTCCTTTGTATTCATTTAACCTATATCCATAGGATTCTAGACTGTGACGTCCATATAATTGTAAAGGCATGTGTTTCCACACGTGCTTCTTATCTATATCGAGAAGATTCGGATGATATAAGCGAGATAAAATAAGGGTATCAATAATAATACCGTTAGGAGAAAACCAAGGATAGATACTTTTAATAACAGGTATATCATAACCGATGATATTATGCCCGATAAGAATATCAGCCGTTTCCAACCATCCAATACCCGTCGTGATAGAGTAGTTCGTAGCCATCGGTAAATCTTTCGGAATGTTGGAATACGGTTCATCGTTGAAGGTCTCCGTTCTTTTATCCTTTCCCCAGTGTAATGCAAGGCAGTGTATTCGGTCTGCTTCATTTAGTAGTCCGTTTGTTTCCAGATCGAATACGATTGTCCCCACTCCATTGGTAGGTTTTATCGACGAACTTTGCTTTTTCAACTGCTTCTTTACTAGGTGGTTTAGGTTTATTTAATTGATTATTTACTTTCTTATACCATGGATGTTCATACCCACCACCTTCAAAAATCCGTGGTTGGGTTGAAAATTGGTGATTCCGTAGTTTCATGTTCAGTAAATCGTGAAGTTTCTAAATTAAATTTTATCTTCCCTGCGTAGCCAGTTTCACCAGAATAGCGGTTCTTAATAATTCTAATAGTCGCAATATCTCGTTCAGTTTCACTCTGCTGGTTTCGTTCGAGGGCAATGACTTGATCTGATAATTGAGCAATTCCCGCAGATCCTCTGAGCTGACTAAGGGACACTTTACCTCCCTCTTCGTGCGAAGTCCTATCATTTCCTGTTCTCCGTAAATGTGATACTAAGAATAGTGCAATACCAGTTCGTTCAACTAAT